GGTATGACAGCAGCAGGGTCTGTAACTGTTAATCCTTATGTTATCGTGGGACCAAGAACACAAACAACGGGTTTTGGTTGGAGTACGTCAACATGGGGTGATAGCACTTGGAACACACCTAGAGGCACAAGCAGTGTAACTCTAGATCCAGGAAACTGGAGTCTTGATAATTTTGGTCAAGTATTAGTTGCAACTATTTTTAACGGAGAAACTTTTACATGGAATGCTGGAGCATCTAGTCCTAGAGCTCAAAGAGCATCTAAAAGCACAACTAATTTTCAAACTACAAACAACCCTGGAGCTACTAGATTTACACTAACTTCAGATAGAGATAGACACTTATTTCATTTTGGAACAGAAACTACTATTGGCAATACTGGTACACAAGATCCTATGTTCGTAAGATTTTCTAATCAAGAAGATTTAAATACATATACACCTACAGCCACCAACACTGCAGGTACCTTTAGATTAGACACAGGTAATGAAATTAGAGCAGCTCTTCAAGGTAAAGATTATGTATTCGTTTTAACTGATCTTGCTGCATACGTAATTCAGTTTGTTGGTCCACCATTTACATTTAGTGTTAGACAGGTTGGTACAAATTGTGGATGCATTGGTCAACACGCAGCAGTTTTTATTAATGGTGCTGTTTATTGGATGGGAGCTGAAGGTGGTTTTTTTGTTTTTGATGGAACTGTTAAATCTTTACCGTCACTTGTAGAGGATTTTGTATTCTCAACAGATGGAGATAATTTAGGATTAAACTTTAATTCTAGAGACATTGTATATGCAGGTGCAAATAATTTATATACAGAAGTAAATTGGTTTTATCCAAAATCAGGGTCAGACCAGATTGATAGATGTGTAACCTATAATTATCAAGAAAACATATGGACTACGTCATCTTTAGACAGAACTACATATTCAGATCAAGGAGTGTTTGATGCTCCTTACGCAACCGACTATGAAGAGACATCTACACCTGTATTTCCTAGTATATTAGGAATAACTAACGCTGCTGGTGCAAGTATTTATTACGAACATGAAGAAGGAGTTGATCAAGTTAATAGTTCAGGCACAACAGCCATACCAGCATTTATAAGATCAGGAGACTGGGATATTACATCTAGACGAAGCGCCTTGGGTCAAGCAACAGGGGTTGTAGATTACAGGGGTGATGGTGAATTTTTCATGGCTGTAAGAAGATTTATTCCTGATTTTAAATATCAAACAGGTAATGCTAAAGTAACTTTATTTGTTAGTGCTTATCCTGATGACGTGGCTGTAAGCTCACCACTAGGTCCCTTTACAATAACTTCATCTACTGATAAAGTTGATACTAGAGCTCGAGGAAGATTGGTATCAATTAAGATAGAAAATGATTCTACAGGTGAGTCATGGAGATACGGAACTTTTAGACTCGATGCACAACCGGATGGTAGAAGATGATGATGGATTTTAGTGAATTTGAAAAATATTTAATAAGTGAAAGAATAAATAAATCAGTTGGAGGTGGAGCACAATATGGCTCTGGTATTTTTAGTACCGATCAAGCTGCTGCTTTTGCAGATGATGCGGGTTATGAACAAGAACTTTATGAAGAGTTTGCTAGAACAGCTGAACCAGGTTTTAATGTGGACTTTGCAAAACAAATAGGTTCAGGTCTTTTAGGTTCAATTACCCGCAATCCTTTAGGTGTTTTGATAGGTAGAGGTATAGGTGCTTTAGGAGATAGGTTTGGTAGACCAGGAATACGAGGAGGTATAGATCTAAGAGGTGATTCAACATTTGATACTTTTGGAAGATCCACTTCTCTTGCTGATTTCTTTCAAAGACAAAGAGATAAAAGAGCCAGAGAAACAGCTGCAATGAGAGGATCTGTTAAAGAATTACAATCAAGAATAGACAGAGGAGATTTTGGAGGAGATAATAATGCAGATAAAGATACTTCAGGGGCATCTGGAGGAGCACCAGGAGGAGGGGCCGACGCGTCTACTTATTAATTATGGCTAAGATAACTAATTATATACCAGAACCAAAACCAGAATACGATGCAGAAAATCAAAGACAGATATTAGAGTCTTTAACTACATTACAAAATCAACTTAACTTTTCGTTTCAACAAGATTTAAAAAACGAACAAGACGCATTTAATTATTTCATGGCATGACAATACAATATAAAAATGCAATTAAATCTTTAGGAGATACTAATTTAAATACTGTATTAACTATATCCACAACTGCTGTGGCTATTGTCAAAAGTGTATATTTTACTAATTCTAGCACAGGAACTATTTTATGTAACGCTTCTATGAGAGATAGTTCAGCATCCTCTGATATAGAGTTTTTTAGAAAAGGCATAAATGCATCATCGCAAGAAAACGCTTCACCTCAAGGCTTGAATTTAGAAGAGGGAGATGCTATAAAAGCTCAAGCAGCTACAGCAAGTAAAGTAACAGTTGTAGTTAGTTATGCTTTAATAACTAGAGAGAATGAAAATGGATAAAAAAATAGAACACACTCATGATAATGGCGTCACCCATTCTCATGAAGGAGGAGACGTTCCACATACACATGGAGCACATGATCCTTATAAAATAGATTGTACAACTATAACAACATATAGAAATACAAAGACTGGAGAAACATATAAGGAAAAGAAAGAAGGACCTGACATTGTCCAAGACGTTACAGTACAGGTAACTAATAAAGGTTTAGAAGTATTTCAGAAAGTAATGAATGAAGGAAAAAAAACTTAATATTCTTTCAATTGATTGTGATTGGGTAAGATGTTTAAGAACTCAACAAGATCTTATTTCTTTTGTTGTTCCATTATTATTTAATAACTCAGATATAATTTTAAGCTACGATCATCATAAAATTTATCCTTATTTTATACACGGATATGATGAATATAATTTAATTAATATAGATCATCATCATGATTATGCATATTTAAAATATAAAGATTTAAATGAAGGCAATTGGCTTTATCATTTATCAAATGTTTTTTATAAAAAAATAAATTATGTATGGATTAATAATCCAGACTCAGAACATCCGATTCACAATAACAGAGAAAAAATGATTGAAAAATTAAAATCTTACAAATTTGATCAAAATTTAAATTATATTTCTCAACAAATATTTGACAAAATTTTTATATGTTGTAGTCCTGAACCTGAGTACAATACACATATAGGAATGACAACCTATAAAATTATGGAAAGAATAATTAATGATATTAAGAAACCAAAATCCTAAAGGCGGAACAGAATTACAATTCGACTACTTAAAAAAACATGTCGATAAAAATTTATTAGATCAAGTGCAAATTTGTACTTCGGTCCCAGAAAAAATACCATTGCACCCAAACAAACCAAATATACTTTGGCAAAAAAATTCTTATGATCAGCCTAACTTAGCCCCCTGGTTTAGTAACCCTGCTAATCATAATAAATACGATTGGTATGTTTTTAATTCACATTGGTGTTATGAAAAATATAGATATCATTTTAATATACCAACTAATAGATGTGTGGTTATTAAAAACGGTATTGATAAGATAGAACAGTCTAGACCTTATCAAGAAGGTCAACCTATAAAAATAATACATCAAAATACACCTTGGCGTGGTTTATCTGTATTGTTAGGTGCAATGCAATTAGTAAAAAATCCTTTAGTTACTTTAGATGTGTATTCATCTACAGAAGTTTATGGTAAAGAATTTTACGATCGAAACGACCATGAATATAAAGAACTTTACGAACAAGCAGAAAAATTACAAAACGTAAATTATATTGGATACAAGTCTAATCAATATATAAAAGATAATTTAAAAAATTATCATATGTATGTTTATCCTAGTATTTTTGAAGAAACCTTTTGTATATCTTTACTCGAGTGTATGGCTGCAGGTTTATATTGCATTGTCAATAATTTTGGTGCTTTATATGAAACAGGTGCGGAGTTTCCTATGTATATTCCCTATGATGCTAATCATAGAGCTATGGCACAAAAGTTTGGTTTTGGTATAGAACAAGCATCACATACACTACATCAAAAACAAATACATGATCATTTAGGTTCTCAATCTAGATACGCACATATTTATTACAATTGGAATAAGATTGCTATGCAATGGACAACATTTTTGAAAGGGGTTATTAGTGCAAGACAATCCAAATAAACCTATTTGGTTTAACAAAGATACTTATCAAACTATTAAACAATCTAATACACGTTCAGAGGTAATAGATTTATCAGATCCACCTGATAGATCTCCACATAAAATTATGGTATGTACTCCTTGTCATAGTGATACTTCAATGCATTACACTCAGGCTGTTTTAAAATTTCAACAAGAATGTATTTTAAGAAAAATATTAGTTAGTTTTACTTTATTAAAATCTTCTTTAGTTACACAAGGGAGAAACTTATGTGTGGCTGAAATGTTAAATCATGAAGATGGTTATACACATCTACTATTTATAGACTCTGATATTGATTTTAATTTTACTAC